ACCCGCGGGAGCGTGCCCCTGCCGATATCCCTTTGCTGTGTATTTAACTCCGCCTTTCCAGTTGCTTGCGTTTTCACGCCTCCGTGCCTCAGATCTGTTTATAAATTCGATGTTCTTATCTTTCCTAAGCCCGAGTTTATACGCTTTCTTATAGATTCCTTGCTTTGATTTTTCTGGGATCATACTAATAAGCACCGAATTTGATACCTTGTTATAGTTTTCCAAAAGTATGGACACTTCCCGGTCCGTCCAAGTTCTCACCGTCTCACCCCCATTTGTGATACCTCACTTTCTCCTCGGTCCAGTCAGGATAAAAGCCTCTGAGATAGTTGATGATGTATGCCCTGATGTCCGCCTGGGAATGGAATCCCAGAGGCCGCAGCCGATCCATAAAC